TTGATTTACATAGATGTAGTATTTCTCTTTTGAATTTATCTTTTCCATAGAGCTCAACATCTTTTTGTAATTCTTCACTACTTCCATAATAAGTTGGCCAATCACTAGCCACTTTGTATTTTTTCTTTTTGCCTTTTATCTGCCTTGTTTTGGAGAAATAGAAAAGTTTCTTACCAATGTATTTTCTATTTGTTTCTAGGTTTGTTATCATGTATACAAACCCGTAACTATCTCCAATCAAATCTTCCGCAAAGTCTGAGTCTTTATATAACCAGTTTATTCCCATTTTAAGTCATCTTCATCAATGTCATCATCCTCTATATATTCTTCGGATAATTCTTCGATGGGTTCACCACAAAATGGACAAAACTCTGGCATTTCTTGTGAAGTTAATTCTTCATAAAACTCAACTTCGTATGTTGATTCACAGCTTAGACATTCTCCCGATACTATCTTGTTTTTCATTTTTATCTCCCATTTTTGTTATTAGTTTGCCCATACATCACCCCAATCTCCAGACAAAGCACCCTTTGCATAATCGGTTGCTCTGTTCTCAAAAAAGTTTGTATGCGTTGGAGCATTAATCATTTCTTCAACCCATGGTAGTGGGTTTTTCTTAACTTTAAAGATACCTTTTAAACTCAACGAAATCAATCTACGGTCAGCAATATAACGGATATACTTTTTAACTTCTTCCGCAGATAGACCTTCCATAGCACCCATATTGAAAGCTAAATCAATAAACTTATCTTCAAGTTCAACCATCTTTTCAGCGATAGTATAGATACGAGATTTCAGTTCATCATTCCAGATTTCTGGATTCTCACCTATGTATGTTCTGAATAATTTAATCATGTTCTCAGCATGTTGTGTTTCATCAACGATAGACCAAGTAACAATCTGACCCATACCTTTCATTTTACCGTGTCGTGGAAAATTCAACAACATGATGAACGAGGAAAACAACTGCATACCTTCGGTGAATGCAGAGAATACAGCAATGTGTGTTGCAGTATTTTGTTTAGTTGTATTCTGTTTAGAAATATCGATTACATAATCATGTTTCTCACGCATTTCAGCATACTCAGAGAATTCATTATAAGTTGTTTCGGGCAGACCAAGAGTTTCAATCAAGTGTGAGTAAGCAGCAACATGTAGAGCTTCACGAGCAGCAAAACCCAACAACATCATACGCATTTCAGGTTGTGGAAAATATGGCAAGTAGTTGTTTACATAACCACCAGCAACATCAATATCTCCTTGAGTGAAGAACCTGAAGATGTGTGTTAGAAATTGCTTTTCTTCGGTTGTTAACTTGTTCTTCCAATCTTTAACATCTTCTGACATTGGAACTTCTGTATGCAACCAATGTGATTGTTCATGTTTCAACCATGCATCATAAGCCCATGCATAATTAAAAGGTTTAAAGTATGTGCGTTCTTGTGTAACATCTTGTTTTGTTTTTTTAATCATTTCTTTCTTTCTTTAATTCCAGTATTTTGAGTGATTTATATTGTCCCAGTATTCTTTATTATTTCTATTCCAAAAATTCTTGATTAGGTACAAAGCCATACCAAAGTAACCCATTTTTTGAAATCTTCTACTATCTTGACCAACATAATGATTGACTAATTTAAACTTCTTTGTATCATACATCTTTGACAGGAAGAAATCTTCACTTGTTCCATACTTCTCAGCAAAGCCACCATATTCTTCAAATTTATCTCTGCGTGTGAGCATGAATGCACCAACAGCAAAAGGAACTTTGTAACTCATAATACGGTTTACAAAGTTGAATAACATAAATCCAATCTGTGTTGTTTTGTTTCTATCATAACACTTTATATAGAGACCAACGAGGTCGAGATTGTTCGATTCCAATTCATCGACTGCATCACGAATAACCATATCACTAAAGAATCTTACATCTGCGTCAATAAACAAAATGTAAGGAGTAGTAACTAGTTTTGCGCCATTATTCTTGGCAATTGAAACTGGACCACCATCAATAACTTCAATATTCAAACTACCTTTAGATTCTTGAATGAATGCTCGAGTGTTGTCTGTAGAACAATCTGCAATAATGATTCTGGTACTGCCTATCATTTGATTGCGTAAGTGTGTTAATAGATATGGAATATAATCTTCTTCATTCTTGCAAGGAACTACTATTGTTATTTTATCACTCAGAATCATTATCTGATCCTTTTGTCCAAGTGATTATTTCCCATTTTCCATCATGGTGTTCAACCAGTGCAGTACAACTTTCAACCCAATCACCATCATTCATGTAAACAACACCATTAATATCTTTAATTTCTGCCTTGTGTATATGACCGCAAATTATACCATCATATCCACGTTTTTTGCAATAGTTGGATAGATTATACTCAAACTTGAACATAAAGTCAACAGCTCTTTTCACACGTTGTTTCAGATACTGGCTTAAACTCCAATATCCGAATCCAAACTTATGCCTGAACCAATTAAATTTAGAATTTAAACTTAAAATCAAATCATATGCTCGGTCACCTAAGAATGCCAACCAAGGAGCCAATCTTGTAATACCATCAAACAAATCTCCGTGAACAACCAGGTAATGTTTACCGTCGGCACCAATGTGTTCTATTTGATTGTGTATTTCAACTAGACCAAAACTGAATCCATATGGAATCATAGGTCTTAAAAATTCATCGTGATTACCTGCAACATATACCACTCTAGTCCCGCGCTTGGCATGACCGAGAATTCTACGAACAACATTAGTGTGGCTTTGTTTCCAACGCCACTTATTCTGTTGTATTTTCCATGCATCAATAATGTCACCTACAAGATAAAGAGTGTCGCAGGTATTATGTTTTAAAAAGTTATTCAATCTATCTGCTTGGCAATCTTTGGTTCCTAAGTGAACATCAGAAATGAATATACTTCTATATGTCTTTTGCATTTTTTAAATTTATGTTGTTAACCAAATTTCCAAATCGTTCTTAGTTTTCAAACCGGTCATTCTCTTAATTTCAATATTTTCATTCATCATTACAAGAGTCGGCACAGACCTAATACCAAACTCAACTGCAATATCGGAATATTTGTCAATATCAATTACCTCAATTAAGGTATCTCCTTTAATATCTTCCAAAATAGCAGCCAATGATTTACAAGGTCTGCACCACTCTGCGGTAAATCTTAAAATTCTTTTCATTTTATTTCTCCGTTAATTTATTAACAAAATCCAATAATAACTTATGGTGTCTGCCTTCATGCCAATATTGTTTTAATTTCTTGTTATCATACCACCATTCCAAAGAGTCTAAACAAGCACCCATAACACCAATTTTACCTTGTCTAATACACATTGGTTCTTTATTAAAATATGTGCTTACTATTTCTGAATGACTAAGGTCGCCCACAAACGTACAGCCGTCACGGAAGAATATTTGTTCTTCTTCACCTTCCCACACACAATGTGCAGCAATGTTAAAACTTCTCATAATGTCAGCGGTAGGCCTTTTGATATATTGTACAGGTTCTGCACCTTTTAGGATGTCAAAATAGTTTGGACCAGCCCAATAAGCACCAACACATATACCAAGATATGCACCACCATTTTCAACAAATTTAGCTACTGCGTTTGCTCTTTTCCTAGGAAACATATGAAAATAATCATCTGCATCACCAACACCTCCAGGAAATGCCAACATATCAACATTTTCAAATGTTTCTTCTATGCATTGTTCTTTTTTAAAGATTTTAATATTAAAATGTGGTGACAGTGCTTCAATCACACCATCAACACAAGATAGTGATTCTTTATTTCGGTCATCTTGGAATAGAGCTATAGTTTTCATTTTATTAATCTCCGTCTTAAAATCATACCAACGAAAGTACCACAAAATGCACCTGCACCGGCGGGAATTAATAACCAATGGTCAACTGTATAATTTATAACTGCAACACAAGCAATAACGAAAACTATAGAAGCCCATATACTGGCATTAATTACTTTTTCTTCTTGTACCGATTTCAAATAGTAAGTATAAAATATGTCGGTAAAAAATACAGCAAAAAATGTCAGTATATACTCAAACATAATTAACCTTCACAAGCTATACAATCATTACCTTGTGCAATTTGTGTCATGTCAATTTCTTTGATTACTTGTCTTTCAATTCTCTTTGAAACTTTATCAGCTTTGCCAATCTTCTCTGAACGGCAGTAGTACAATGTCTTCAATCCTTTTTTCCATGCCATAAAGTGAATAGCATGGAGATACTTGATATTAACATCAGGTCTAAAGAATAGGTTCAATGACTGTGCTTGGTCGATATACACTTGTCTATCGGCAGCCAAGTCAATAACCCATCGTTGGTCAATTTCCATAGATGTTTTGAATACCGCTTTTTGATTTTCATTTAAAATATTTAAATGTTGGACAGAACCATCATTAGCAATAATGGAAGACCACACTTCATTATATTCTTCTTCTGTTTGTGTCAATCCTTTGATGATTATATCAAGCCACCTATTCTTGTTCAGAAATGATCCTGATAAAGTGTCCTGACGGTAAGCGTTAGCACGATAAGGCTCGATACTAGGGCTAGTGTTTCGCATAATGATAGACGAAGAAGCATTTGGAGCAATAGCCATAAGATGACTGAACCGCTTCCCAGTACCAAGAGCATCTGGAGCTTCACCACGTTCTTTACCCAAAGTGAGATTAGCTTCATCTAATTTCTCTCTTATTGACTTAAAGATTCTATTGTTTGCGACCTTGGCCATAACTCCTTCAAAAGCGATTCCGTTTCGTTGGAGGTAGGCGTGAAAACCCAAGGCACCAACGCCAATAGAGCGTTCACGTTCGGCAGAATACCGAGCACGTTGAATTGTATCAGGAGCATTATCAATAAAATGCTGCAACACATTATCCAGCATTTCTGCAACATCCTTGAGAAATAATGGTTCATCTTTCCATTCATCATAGTTCTCCAGATTCAATGAGGAAAGACAACAAACAGCCGTTCTTTCTTTATCTGTCGGTAAAATGATTTCTGAACAAAGATTAGATTGGTGTACTTTTAGACCTTTGTCCTTCAACCATTGCGGTAGCATTCTATTGCTGGTATCGATATAATGAATGTATGGTTCACCTGTGTGCATACGCAATTCTAGAATCTGTTGCCAAAGATGTTTAGCTGAAACAGTTTCACGAATTACACCACTATATGGATCAACTAGATTCCAAGAATCATCAGCTGTTGGATCCAACATACAGTTTTCAATCAACTGCATAAAGTCATCTGTTATATTTATCCCGTGGTGTAAGTTTAGGCACCTAACATTCGGATCGCCCGTAGGCTTACGCATTTCTAGAAAAGCTGTAATATCCGGATGAGAAATATCAAGATAAGCGGCATAACTACCACGACGAGTCCTACCTTGTCTATAAGCGAGAGATGATGCATCATAGATTTTAAGGTGAGGCATAACTCCAGTCGATTTATCATCCGCTGAGCGAATACCAAAGCCGATACCAACACCGCCACCGAACATCGAGAGCCAATTTGTTTCAGATAGGTTGTCAACTAGACCCTCCGCTGTATCATCGATAAAATTGAGGAAACACGATATTGGAAGTCCTTTTTTAGAACGACCATAAGATAGAATAGGAGTTGAATAAGATAACCAGTGTTTTGAGGAATAGTCGTACAATCGTTGAGCGTGAGCTGAGTCAGTTCCGAAGGCTGCGGAAACGAAGGCAAATCGTTGTTGTGGTGAAGTTTCATCATCTTTCATATAAGACTCTTTAAGTCTTTTTATTCCTAATTCATCAAAAAGTTTATCTCTTTCTAAATCTATATTTATACCCAGGTATTCCATCTTTATTCCTTATTATTATTCAAAATACTTTTAATATCAGGAGGAGTCCAACCTTCAGGTTTTAGGACTTTTCCATCGTTTCTTTTTAATACTTTTCCAGTTTCATCATCAATTTTTGCCAAGTTACTTCTTGCAACTTCATTCCAAACATCTTGTTGTGGAATTTTTAATGTATGTTCCAGTCCTTCAATAACCCATTTTAAATCGACACAACCGTCTGCAATGTCTACCATGTTTTGGCGAAAAAACGCATTCATCAATTCATCAAATTCTTCTCGAATTAAGGCAATATAAAGAGTTGCTTGTTTTCCAAATCCTGTTTCTTTTTGGTCACAGGCATCCATAAATCGTTTAACATCATCAGAACTATTCATTTGTATACTCCATAATCATTGGGAAAATTGGTTCAATTGCGGCCGCACATGCAAGAGCTATTTCTTGGTGTTCTTTCTGTGTTCCGTTTGCGCTTCGGAGTTGTATATAGTGGACCCATGACCTAAGGGTTCCGTTCATATACATGCGTGATTTTGTCATACCTTCTGGCAATACAGCTCTCGCTTGTTCTTTTGCAATTTGATGTTCTAGTGCCCAAGTATATGCATTTTTAGCGGTATCAATCACTAACTGTTGTTTGTCTTGCCAACGCTTTTGGAGAAGTATATCTTCCGTTTCAATACTATTTTGGCGATTCTTAGTATCTTGCAATCTTGCTTCACGCAATTCAAAACCAAGTTGTGACGCATCAGCATATCGTTGAGAAAATTCTTGAAACGAGAAAGAACGGTGGCGCAAAATCTGCCTTGCAATGTCACGGGTTGTTTCAATCTCCAGACACACGGAAACCATCTCCAACGGCGACCAGTGTTGGTTGTTAATCAAGTAACGAACCAACTTCTCAGCAGTCTCCGAGTTGTTTTGGTTTGCTGGATTAGACACTCGAGCTGCGTATGCAACCTGGTCCATTAGACTTTTACCATCTACTCCTTGAGAGTACGAAATCAAATTTACATTCATATTTTTTTCCAATTCACAAATTCCATTTTAGCTCTAAGATTCACAAAAGTGTGTTTCTCCATTATATCATGCAAATCTTCAATGTCAAATCCAGTTAATACCATGTCATTAATGTCTTTGTCTGTTATGATTCCTGGCCAAACAACGACATTGAAATGGTTATCAACTGCATGTTCCATCAATTTCACAATTTCTTTATTTCTAGGTTCATTGTCGAAAACTAATACAATTTTTGATTTATCCAAATACTCTGCGGCTGATTCTAGTGACGAACTGGCGACAGCTACAGAATTTTTAATAAACATCGAATCGATTGGTCCTTCAAAGACATATATTGGTTTGTCTTCATCGACACGGTTGATTCCAAACATGCGTGGAACATCGTCCATGAGTTTGATTGTGATGTAACGAATCTTCGACTGACCGAGTGCTCGGCCTTGAAATCCGGTCAAGTTTCCTTCTTTATCGTAGAAAGGAATGATTAGGCGTTTATCGCCTTCCATAATATCTTTTTCAACATTGAATGAATCTACAAAAGCCTTGAAATCATCAGCATAGTGCAACTGTGAATACATATTCTTGGGTATCATTCTACCCATAACATATTTCTTAGCATAGTGTTCATCAGGTAGAGATTCAATGGTTGGTAAATCCAACTTTTTAGTAAATACCGGTTTAACTTTCAGTTCAGAAAATTCTGGTTCAGGTGAATTGGTATTTGCCGAATTCTTATACCGTTCCATCTGATATTCCTCAAGGAGATTAGGATCAACTTGTTTTAGGAAATTATAGAACGATGTGGATACACCACAGTTGTGGCACATATAAAAGTAGTCATTCTTTTTGCGAT